CAGGGACACGCCTTCCGGCAGGGTCGTCAGGCTGCGGAGGTAGAGGGAGCCGCCCGCCGACAGGGACACGCCTTCCGGCAGGGTCGTCAGGCTGCTGAGGTAGAGGGAGCCGCCCGCCGACAGGGACACGCCTTCCGGCAGGGTCGTCAGGCTGCTGAGGTCGAGGGAGCCTTTCACGACAAAGGTGGAGCCTTCACGCTCGTAGCTGACGCCCTGCGCATCCAGTGAATAGGCGAACTCATCAATGGTCATGGTGGATTTGGTCACGCGGCAAGCTCCTGCTGCGCCGGAACAGCCAGGGCCGAACCGGATGGATTGTTGTCAGGGGAAAAGCTGTCGTCGTTCGTTGCGCGGAGGCGGCAGTTCATGGCCTCGCCAAGACGGACGGCGCGTTCGACGGAGCGGACCTGAAGCTCGATCAACGTCCCGAGGATTTCGCGGGTGAAGGCGTCTTCTTCAGGGTGGTTGAGGTGGCCCCAGAGCTGCTGCTCGTTGCGGATTTCCTCAATGGCCGCGTCGATTGCCGACATGGCCGCGCCCTCTTTCAGGGTGTTGATGCATTGGGCGCGGTTCATGCCGCCACCGCCGACGCTGCACGCAGGTTCTGGATGGCGACGTTTGCGTTTCCGTCGAAACCGGCTGGAGACTCCTGAAGGTTTTCGAAGTCGGACCACACGGCGCACCACATGACGTAGCCTCGGGGCGTCTGACCGTCCTGAAACAGGATCGGATCGCCATCCTTGGGACCGCCATGGTTTGGGCAGCAGGGGCCGTGGCAATACGGAGCGTCGCCCCTCTGCCAGCCACGCTCCCGGCACAGGACCTCACGCGGCAACTGCGGCCCGTTTGCAGGTTCGCCGCAGAAACCGGCAGGGCAGCCACCCATCCACATTGGAACGCGGCACTTGCCGCCGCTCCATGCGTAATTCTTGGCGTCGGCTTGCGCGCTCATGCCGCCACCGCCGTCGAGAACATGGCGGCCTTGGAGACGGTCAGCTCACGGCGCCATTCAGCAGCCTTGCGCTCACCGATCTCCTTGCGGGCCAGCCACGAAGTCAGGGCCTCGCCCTTGGCGATGGCGATATACTGGTCGCAGTTCGAAGCGGCCGAACCGTCTTCCAGCGACATCAGGCGACGAAGGGCGGCGCGATAGTCAGCGTCGCCGGGCTGATGCCCTGCCCTGCCCCCTACCTCTTCGAAGTAGCGAAGCGCGGCGGCGGCTGAACCGTGATGCAGGGCGGCACGGCGGGCGTCGGTGTCAGCCGGGCCATTCGATCCGGACCAGACCTGATCGGCAATCTGTGCGCCTTCCGGCAGGAGACGAAGCGCGGCTTCGTGCTTTCCGGGGCGGCGTTGGGTGGTGGGAAGCGACATGGTCATTTGACGTGGCTCCACGTGCGTCCAGTCACTACTGACCGGACGGTGTCCTTGTGGACGTTGAGGTCGGAGGCGATTGCCTTCATCTGCTCGCCCGCTGATTGCCGGGCTCGAATGAGACGAACTAGCCGGACATCCAGCCGGGCGCGGGGGTGGCTCTCACCAAGACGTCCCAAGATTCCAGCACGACGGGCGCGCCCTTTCCGCGTCATGTCCCGCATGTTGTCGCGGTGAGTTCCGAGGGAAAGGTGACCTACATTGACGCATGCAGGGGTGTCGCAGCGATGCAGGACGTGAAGGCCTGGGGCGATTGGTCCGTGCGAAGCAACCCAAGACGCGCGATGCGCAAGCCCGCCTTTGGCCCGGCCGTAGCCGTTACGAAACGTCGGCCCGCTCCAAAGCAGACAGCCTGTGTTTAGCTCAGGCTCCGAGCGACTTTCGATCCATTCCTTGGTGACGGCGTCTGCCACGTGTCTGTCTCCGTTGATGGAGACATTGTGCACGACATGCACATTTGATGTCAAACAATATTTGCACGTGGTGCACATCCGGCCCGACAAAAGCGGACGTAGGCCTATGCCTCAAGACTCGACAACTGCCCGCCGAACGGCAATCCATCTGTGCATGATGCGAACGATTTACTGCGTTCAGCCCTACCAGAGGTCAGCCGGGAGGCTGGTGCAGGGCCACATGCGCCGCCTGTTGAGCCGGGACGCAGCTATCCGCGCAGCCCAGGCATGCAAGGGCATGGCGGCGGGCGTGGTGGTTTATCGCGTGACGGGGTCACCGGAAGCGGATTTCTGGATGGACCCGGTTATGATCGCAAGGTCAGGAGAGGTGCCGGCCGAAGCCGCATAGCGCTTCAGTCCATGATGGACGGAACAATCTTGAACGCCTCGGGATAGTTGATCGTGAGGTCGGCGCACGCCGTGCCGAAATATTCGGCCGCCTGGTCTTCCCTCCGTCGGCGCCGCTCCGATCCGTCATCGGGACCAAAGTCTATCATCACTGCGGAAGCGGCTTTTTCCCGTTCGACTCCGCGTGTCAGCGCGTCTTCGACGATCGGCCCGTCAGTCTTGGCCATTATCGCCCGACGCCGGAAATCATCCACTAACGCCGTCACTGACGCGGCGTCGCTTTCCACGATTTTGAGGGCAGAGCAAATCCCGCCCATGTAGCTGGCCCGGCCCAAGGCCTCGGCCTCTTCTATGAACTGAAGAAAGGGCGGCGGCTCGGCCTGGATCATCAACGCGAGCGCCAGGCCGATCATCCGTCCGTCCCGGTCTTAAGCCCGCTCAGCATCTTTAATGCGACGGGACGCTGGGCGGCCGGGATCTGATCCATGATCGTCCAGATGCCTTCCGGGTCTTCAGGGTTCCGCATGATCAGCGAGGCTACATCCGTTCCGTAGACTTCAGCCAGCACTTCCATCAGGCGCTGATTATACGGCACCTTGAAACTTTCGATCCGGCTCAGCGTCGAGTGGCTGAGACCGATCTTATTCAGGTCCACTTCCTCGCCTTCGGCGACGACGCGATCAGCCATCATAGCCTCGGCCTTGTCCCGCACGCCCTCTAGCGAGAGCCCGGCAGCTTTCCGCCACTGGCGTAGATAGTGCTTCGGGCGGTCCATGTGCGACATGTGCACATTGTCTCGCGCCACGCCAAAGCCAGCCAGCGGCCATGGTGCACAATCCACTTGACCTATAATGTGCATGTGGTGCACATTGCCGCCATGACGCAGACCAAGCTTGATCTCTGGATGGGTGACAACCGCGACGACCAATGGCTCGCCCAGGTTCTCGGATGCAGCCGCTCGCAAGCTTCGCGGGTCCGTCGAGGCAAGAGCCGCCCATCACCGTCTGGCGCATTCCAGATCGAGAGGGTCACGCGCGGCAAGGTGAAGGCGTCGGAGCTGCTGGCCGAACCCATCGCCGCCAACGACGCCGACACCCCTCCCCAAGAGGCGGCGGCGTAGATGCCCGCCTTCCCGATTTCGCACTGCGCCGTGGGACAGCACTCGACGAGCGCGGTCGCGAAAGCTCCGGCGGGGGTCTCCCTCCCCCGTCTCCCTCGCCGGAGCCCCCCATGCTGACGACGCTCACGCCCGACGATCTCCAGATGATCCGCGCCGTCGTCCGCCAGGAACTGACGGGCATGCTCCACCCGAGCGTCCAGCGCACCCCGGCGCCCGCGCCTCCCCTTCCCGCCAACGACTTTCACGAAACTCAACCCGATCAACCTCCGCCTGATGCCGCCTGATCTACGGCGCGAAAGCGGAGCGGTCATCCAAACGATCAACCAGAACCTTTGAGCAACGCCAATGTCAGTCGCCACGATCAAAGCCCTCACCCAGCGCATCCGTAAACGCTACGGCACGACTGAAGCAGCCGCCAAAGCTGCGGGCGTTAGCCCTGGCGTATGGTCGGGCTACGAGAACGCCGACAAGCCAGAGACCACCATTCCGATCGGTCGTCTGTCGGAAATGAGCCTGACCAGCGACGAGCGGAGCGTCATCGTCGAGCTGTTCACTGCGGAAGCGGATGAGGTCGAAGCCGACATTCTCGATGAATCCGGCGAAGCCATCGAGGCAGTCGCCCAGATGCACAACGTGGTCCGTCTGGCGAGCAAGAACGGCAAGCCGGGCGAGACCGATAAGCGCGCGATCCGTGCTGCCGCCCTTGAGGCTCGCGCCCAGGTCGAGGACGTATTGGAGGCGGTGTCTTGATCGGCTCGCTTCTGTCCGTCGCGCACGACGCATTCCAGGCGATGACGGCTCCGATCCGCAACCGGCGCCAATCAGCCGCTATTCGGTGCCTGATGGCCGTGTCTGACGCCAAGGACGCTTTCCGGCAAGCCAAGGTGCGCGGCGACACGCGACGCCAGCACGAAGCCGCTGACCGCCTGAAGGCCGCGACGACCGACCTTCTGCGCGCCGAGCAGCGCATGGGGTGGAAGGCATGAGCGTCCAGCACACCCAAACGGTCGAGTCCGCCTACATGGGCCGGGACGGCAAACCCCGGTGCTTCGTGAAGGGCGGCGCCCTTCCGCTCTACACCGACGAACTTCTGAACGAAGGCGACGCCGTCATCGTCCAGGGCAATCGCGCGGAGAAGGCGCAGTGACCGTGCCGACCAACCACGGCTCGTTGGCTTCAGCCGGATCGTACGCGACCACGCGGCGCGGCGGGCTGACCAACGACGAAATCCGCCAGGCCAAAGCCCTGCGCGCCAAGAATTGGGGCTGGCAGAACATCGCCAACGTCCTGGGACGATGCCGGGAAGATGTGCAGCAGGCGCTGGAGCCCATCAAGCTTGAAGCGATCCCCGCGCTCAACTCCACCGAGGTCTTGGTCGCGCGTTCGAAGATCGAGACCGAGGCCAGGGATCGTCGCTTCGCCGAGATGTGGTCGAGCAACGCCTCGGTCGCCGACATCGCAGACCACTTCGCCGTCAGTTCGAACACGATCAACAGCTGGCGGCTCCGGCTGAATCTGCCCTCCCGCCTTGCGCCGAAGCTGGCGATGCGCTCGGCCTCCACGTCCAAGACCTGTGGGGTCGAGGCCGAGCGCATCGCTGAGTCCATCGCCAACACCTATGGCTTCTGCCTCAAGGATTTGGCCCCGGCGCCGTCCCGGTCTTATCGATACAGCCGCCCCCGCCAGCACATCATGTCGGTGCTCATGCAGAGCGGCTATTCGACCGTCAGCATCGGCACTTTGCTGCATACCGACCATGGAACGGTCAGCTACGGCGCCCAGAGCCACCGGCGTCGGCAAGCCCAGGACATGGCAGCATGAACGCGGTCGTCCCCTTCCCTGACCGCAACGCCTGCCGCGATCTGACGAAGAACGCACCGGGGGGCTATGCCGCCATCACCCGCAAGGTTGAGCGCATCATCGCCGACCATGACCCCGCGCCCCAGGCCGCCCGCCTGACTGTCCGCGCCTCGGTGTTGATGGCCCGTACGCTCGTCCCCAAGGCCGATCTGGTTCAGGCGATCCGCGATCTGGCTGACGAAGTGGAGGCCAGTAGGTGATCGACGCCGGCGCTGACACATCTGGCCTGCCCAAGAACCTGGAGGCTGAACAGGCCCTGTTGGGTCAGATCATGTACGACAACGCCGTCATGGAGCGGCTGCCCGACGCCCTGCGCGCCGAGCATTTCTTCGAGCCCTATCACCAGCGCATCTTCGAAGCGTGCGGCGGCGCCATCACGGCCGGTCGCACGGCCGAGCCCACGCTTCTGGCGAGCACGCTCTCAGCGGATCCGGCGTTCAGCGAATACGGCGGCCTGCGCTACCTCGCCGATTTGGTGGACCGCGCGCCGCCAGCCGCCAACGCCAAGGACTACGCACGCGACATCCGCGACCTGTCCGACCGTCGGACGCTTATCCGGGTGAGCGGCGACATCGCGGCGTCCGCAGGCGACATGGCCGCCCCTGCCGCCGAGCACGTCGCCAGCGCCGAAGCCGCCCTGTTCAGCCTTGCAGAGACCGGCGACCAATCGAAGGGCATCCAATCGTTCCGCGACGCTATGTCCGGCGCCGTGGATATGATCGAGGCCGCCTACCGCCGCGACGGCGCCCTGTCCGGCCTCTCCACGCACCTGATTGACCTGGACCACAAGCTGGGCGGTCTCCACCCGTCCGATCTGCTGATCCTCGCCGGCCGCCCCTCGATGGGCAAGACCGCCCTGGCCACCAACATCGCCTACCGCGTCGCCGACGCCTACGAGGCTGTTCAGGACGCTGATGCGCCGCGAGGCCTGCGCACAGTCAACGGCGGCGTCGTCCTTTTCTATTCGCTGGAGATGAGCGCCGAGCAGCTGGCCATGCGCATCATCGCTGATGTCGCCGAGGTCTCGGGGGACAAACTGCGCAAGGGTGAGATCGACGCCAATCAGTTTCGCCGGATCAAGGAGGTCCAGGCGCGGCTGGCGGAGATCCCGCTCTACATCGACGCCACCGGAGGACTGCCGATCGCCAAACTCGCCGCCAGGGCCCGGCGTCAGAAGCGCAAGACCGGCCTCGACTTGATCGTGGTCGACTACCTCCAACTGATCACGACCGGCGCGAACGCCCAGAAGAACCGCGTGCAAGAGGTATCCGAGATCACCGGCGCCCTGAAGGCCCTGGCCAAAGACCTGGGCGTCCCGGTCCTGGCGCTGTCGCAGCTCAGCCGCAAGGTCGAGGAACGCGAGGACAAGCGGCCGCAACTGTCGGACCTTCGGGAATCCGGCTCCATCGAGCAGGACGCCGACGCGGTGATGTTCGTCTACCGCGAGGCCTACTACCTGGGCCGCGCGGAGCCGAAGGAAGGCTCCGTCGAGCACGTCGCCTGGGTCGATGAGATGGGCAAGGTCCAGGGCCAAGCCGAAGTGATCATCGGCAAGCAGCGGCACGGTCCCATCGGCACCGTGCGCCTATCGTTCGACGACGACACAACCCGCTTTGGAAATCTCGCCCGCGAGGGCCAGTATGAAGCCCGCTATCCCTATGGTGACGCATGAGCGGCAATCCAGTGTGGCCAGCGACACGGTGGAGGGTGTGGGGTCGAGATCGGTTCTACTGCGTCTACTGCTGGGACCTCTGCATCTTCCCGAAAATCGGAGTGAAACCCGGTGATCAGTCGTTGCAACGAGAGCCGACCATCGATCACGTCATTCCCCGCGTAGATGGCGGCAGCAACCGTGCCGAAAACTTGGTGACCGCCTGTCGCCGCTGCAACACGCTCAAGGGGCGACGGTCGGCGGCGTGGCTTCGCGAACGCATTGGAATTCCGGTATGACCGCCCCGCTCACCCCCGCCGACTGCGACCTGCAGGACTTCCCGTTCATGCCGCTGCACGTTGCCCGACTGCGCGACAGCGACCTTGCAGCCGAAGAGCATCCCGAGGCTTGCTGGTATGCGGTCATGCTCTGGTCGGCCGCCTGGCACCAGCTGCCGGCCGGGTCGTTGCCGGACAACGAGACCATCCTCGCCCGGTTGTGTGGTCTGGGCCGCGACCTGAAGACTTTCCGCAAACACCGCGCCGGCGCCATGCGCGGCTTCGTGCTCTGCGACGATGGCCGCCTCTATCACCCCATTCCAACGGCTCCGTGAGGGCTTCTACGGCACCGGCGCCATGGCGTCGGCCGGATCCGAGCCTGCCCCCGTCGCTTTCGACGGTCCTGCCGAGCTGAGGGCGCAGGTTGTCACCGAGCAAGGCGAGGACTTCGCCAAAGCTTGGATCGATCCGTGCCGTTGGGATCAAGGGTCCCGCACCCTCATTGCTCGTAACGCCTTCGCCGAGGCGCGCATTCGCCGAGACCTGGGCGGCTGGATGACCCGCTGCCGGGTCAACGTCGAAGCCTCCGCCGCTAACGAACACCACCATCAGGGAGCCGCAGCATGAGCCGGAAGAAGAAGGGCAAGATCATCCTGCGCAAGATCGGGCAGCCCGAGCCGGCAGCAGCGGCAGCGCCTGAAGTGTCGAACGACCTGATCCGCCAGCGTCGGTCGGAGATCGCCCGCCTACGCGCGCAGGGCGCAGACGTGAACGTGGACAAGCGAACGTCGGAGATCCTCGGAGCATGGCGCCGGGATGTCTTCACGATCCTGCGCAATCGCCACGGCAAGCCAACCGACGGCTTCCCCAAGGGCCGGCCTGCCCTGTCGCAGCGCGCCTATGAGGCGTTCCGGGGGCACGAGACCGACATCCACTTGTCGGAGGGCGCGTCAGGGGGTGACCGTCGGCCCGACTTCATCCGCGCCACCTGCGAGGGGGCACCTGGCCAGAACGTCACCCAGGAAGCGATCGACGCGGCCGGCCGGGTGAAGAAGACGCTTCAGGGACTGTCGCCGTCCGACGCTCGCCTGCTCATGGCGCTGATGACGGGAGAGAAGGCCCTGGCCCGAAACTGGCGCCAGACCGTTCAGACCGAGACGGGCGAGACGGCGGACGAGAGCCAGGCCTCCCGGATCCGCGCCCTGGGCGAGAACCTGATCCACGCGCGGGGCGTCGCCACGGCGAAGGCAGTCCAGCCGGCGAATGACAGGCCGCCGCCCCAGCCCCATCAGCAGAAGGTGACGTGGTTCAGGGGCCCGGACTTCGGATCGTGATCTCGCTCCAAGCGGCGAGACCTTGAACACAAGAACTTTCCGCGCATTTACACCAGACGACTGGAGACAGAATGACCGAGAAGCAAAATCCCGAGTGGATCGCCTATGAGGAGTTGGCGTTAAATCCGGCGATGGAGGTCCAACTGGATGCCAACGCCAAATCTGGGTCGCCTGAACAATGGCGCCACCGTCCCCGCTTCCACACCGGAGAGACTGTGCCCCAATGGATTTCGGGAAAGCCAGGTAAACCCTAGCGCTCGGACTTCGGTCGATAACTTGGGGCTTTTCCGACCGGTCGAAGCAGGGTACATAAATGCAAGGTCGCTTCGCGCGTCCAGAAGATCAGGCCCACGGGAAACCGGAGGGCCTTTTTCGTTCCCGCAAGGGACTTGAAGTCTCGCTCCGGCGAGCCGTCCGAGTTGATCGCGGACGTAGGCCTGCCCCGCCTCTCGCTGATGCGCACCGGGCAGGCCCCTTGTCGGAGTAGCTCAGTCGGTAGAGCGCCGGTCTCCAAAACCGGATGTCGCAGGTTCGAATCCTGCCTCCCTCGCCATTCTCACTCGGAGGGCGTCATGGCCAACACCACGGTGATCCAGCGCGCCACCGAGACCATCGTCACCCGAGAGGGCCATGGCGGCTTAGGCTGATCCCAGGTCATGACGGCTGAGGTCAGCAGCATCATCGCCGAGGGCCGGTCCCGGAAGATCGAATGCACGATGTGCGCCGGCTTCTGTGATCCGGTGATGATCACCAGGCGGACCCAAGGCCGCGACCACTTCGAACACCTCCGCTGCACCAACGACAACACCACCTTCCGGCGGGTTTGGATCGGCGGATATGCCAGATAGGCGGGAGGACACATGCCTGCCCTCTCAAATCCGAAACATGAGCGGTTCGCCCTAGCTTTGGCCAAAGGGAAGGGCCAGGCCGAGGCCTACGCCGATGCAGGGTACAAGCCCAGCGAACCCAACGCCTCCCGCCTGACAAGAAATGACAAGGTGCAGGCCAGGGTCTCGGAGTTGCAGGAACGCGCTGCCGACAAGGCCGTCATCACAGTCGCAACGATCACTGAGCGGCTGCTGGCCATCGCCAAGAAGGCTGAAGGCAAGAACGAAGCGCCGATGCTCCAGGTCGCTCGCGCCAGTCTGATGGATGCGGCCAAACTGAACGGCCTCGTGATCGACAAGGCAGACAACACCAACTCGGCGGTCCTGACCGTCTCCTACGTCACCCGGTCTGATGCCGATGCTCCGGTGCCCGCTAGCCCGGAGGACTACGAGACGGCCGAGTGATCTACGAACCGATCCCGGCTTTCCGGTTCCTGACCGCGAAGCCCCTCGGCTCATATCGCTTCCGCGCTGCCCACGGCGGGCGGGGCTCGGCGAAGTCCTGGTCGGTCGTGGATGCCGCGATCTTCCACACAGTCACGACCGTTCGGCTTCGCGTCGTCTTCCTGCGGGAGGTGATGGCGAACCTGAAGGAGTCGTCTCTGGAGCTGGTCCGCACCCGGCTCCAGCACTACGGCCTGCTCGGCACCTACTTCCGCGAGGTGGACGGCACGTTCATCGGCCTCGGCGGTCAGAAGATCATGTTCATCGGCCTCTGGAAGGGCGGCAAGCCCGAGGGCATCAAGTCGCTGGAGGGCGCCGGCCTCACGATCCTGGAGGAAGCGCAGGAGGTGAAGCAGGCGTCGCTGGACGTGCTAATCCCCACCGTGCTCCGCACGATCATTTCCGAGCTGTGGGCGATCTGGAACCCGCGCCTGGCGACCGACCCTATCGACGTCTTCTTCCGGGGTCCGGTGAAGCCGAAGCGCGCCATCGTCCGCAAGATCAACTTCGACCAGAACCCGTTCTTCCCCGAAGCTCTGCGCGAGCTGATGGAGTTGGACTTCCTTAAGGACAAACTCCGGGCTGCCTGGATCTGGCTCGGCGCGTACATGCCGTCGGTTCAAGGCGCGATCTGGAACCGCGAGGCGCTGGATGAGGCGTGGCGCGAGGGCCGGAACGCATCTGAGGGCGATTGGGGCCGCGTCGTCGTTGGCGTTGACCCGTCTGGCGGCGGTGATGACGTCGGTATCGTGGTCGCGGCTGAATACGGCGACGGAGCCATCATTCTGGAAGACGGCACCTGCCCCGCCACCTCCCCTATGGCCTGGGCCACGGCCGTCGCCAAGTGCGTCGATCGCTGGAAAGCCGACTGCGTGGTCGCTGAGAAGAACTTCGGCGGCGACATGGTCGAGAGCACGCTCCGCGCCGGCGGCGTCAAAGCCCGCGTCGTCATGGTGTCCGCCAGCCGGGGCAAGCAGGTCCGCGCCGAGCCTGTCGCCGCCCTCTACGACCAGAAGCGGATCAGGCACCGCGAGCAGTTTCCGCTGATGGAGGCCGAGATGCTGATGACCACTCCGGCCGGCTACCAGGGCGATTTCTCGCCGAACCGCATGGATGCGCTGGTGTGGGCTATCCACAGTCTCAAGATCGAGGCGCAATCGACCGTCGCCATGTTCCTGAAGAGCCGGCACCGCTGATGAGCGCGCGTCAGCTTCTGGTCAACGTCGCGACACGATCGCTGCAGGCCATGTTCCCCGGCTATTTCGGGGCCGCGAAGCACAACCATACCGCCGACTTCGGCTATCCCGCGCTCGTGGACTTCAACACGGCCTATGAAGCCTACACCCGCAACGGCCTCGCCAATGCCGGGGTGGACAAGACGGTCGAGAAGACCTGGCAGGACATGCCGTACCTGCAGGAGTTCCAGCGCGACGGGACCAAGGGCGGCAATCAGAAAGAGACCAAGGTCGAGGCGGATATCCGGCAGCGTTTCGCCGACTTGCGGCTATGGCAGCACATGGCCGAGGCGGATCGCCGGGGCATGGTCGGGCGGTACTCCGTGCTGATCCTGCGCTTCGCCGACAGCAAGCAACTTCGGGAGCCTGTTGATCGCGTCAACGGCGGCCTGGCTGGATTGGTCGAGGTGATCCCGGCATGGGAAGGCCAGATCAAGCCGTCGGCCTGGGACACGGACCAGACCTCGGAAGGCTATGGCCAGCCGACGATGTATCAGTTCAACGAGGCCGCTGTCGGCGAGACCGCGCAGCCCCGCAACTTCGACATCCACCCCGACCGGGTCATCGTCTGGTCGCGGGACGGCACGCTGAACGGCCGCTCGGCGCTGGAGCCGGGCTACAACGACCTCCTGTCCCTGTCGAAGATCATCGGTGCCGGCGGCGAGGGCTTCTACAAGAACGCCAAGTCTGGCCTCTCCATCGAGATCGACAAGGACGCGAAGCTGGAGAGCATGGCGGCGGCCATGGGCGTCCAGACCACTGATGTGGTCGATAAGATCGATGAGCAGGTCGAGAGCTTCAATCGGGGCTTCGACAAGTCCCTGATGACCCAGGGCATGAAGGTCACCCCCATTCAGGTGTCCCTGCCCTCGCCCGAGCATTTCTTCGCCGTCGCTGCGCAGTCGTTCGCCGCCTCGATGAAGATCCCGATGAAGATCCTCGTCGGTTCGCAGACCGGCGAGCGCGCCAGCACTGAGGACGCGGAGGAATGGTCGCGGACCTGCATGGGGCGCCGCACCAATCAGGTGATCCCGGCCATCATGACGTTCGTCGGACGCCTTGAGCAGGTCGGCATCCTGCCCGCCAGGGACTGGTTCCTCAGCTGGTCCGACCTGACCGACGCGTCCCTCTCCGACAAGGTCGCCCTCGCCGACAAGATGGCCGACGTGAACGTGAAGATGAAGGACACGGGCGAGTTCGTCTTCACCATCGACGACATGCGCGGCGTGGCTGACCGCGAACCCCTCAGCGAGGCGGACAAGTACCGCGACGAGGGCGATGACGACGAAGAGCAGGACGCCCTAGGCCTGCCCGAGATCGAAGACGAGCCGGCTGCATGACGACCATCGCATTCCGCGACGGCATCCTTGCCGCCGACACACTGATCACTGCCGGCAACATTCGATGCGGCACCGAGACCAAGATCAAGGCACGCGGGCCGCTTCTCTATGGATCATGTGGTTCGTGCGGGCTCACCGATAAGGTCGAGGCCTGGATAAGGGCCGGAATGATCGGCGACCGACCGCCCTTGAAGGCTGGTGAGGCAACCGGCTCGGTCTTCGTCTTCATGCCCGATGACAAGATTGTCTGGATGCATGAGGACGGCGACACGGTTCTGAAGGCTCCCTACTGGGCGGCCGGAAGCGGCGAGAAGTTCGCCCTCGGCGCCATGGCGCACGGCGCTAGCGCTGAAGACGCGGTTAAGGCCGCAATCGTCCACGACACTGGCAGCGGCGGTTCAGTGACCGTGCTGCGCCGACAAACCGCCTGACCCATCCACAATCTAAGGAGGCCCGCGTGCACAAGCCCGCAGCGCCGACGCGCGCCTTCCTGGTCAACAAAGGCCTCACGGCTGGCGATCAGGTCCGCGTCAACATCCGCACCCTGGCCAACTCGGCGGCGATCAAGCGCGAGAAGCGCAACGGCCGGGACGTGATCATCGTCCCCTCGGCGACCCTGCCCGACGACGTCGTCATGAACGACATCCTTTATCCGGCCGCTGAGATCGCCAAGTCGTTCAAGACGCTGGAGCGCACGCCCGCCCCGTTGGGCCACCCGGCCATCAACGGCAAGTTCCTGTCGGCCCGCGACCCCGAGGGCATCAACGGTCACTACATCGGCGCCTGGAACGAGAACGTGCGCCAAGAGGGCGGCCGGGTCCTGCTGGACAAGGTGATCGACATCGAGTTCGCCAACCAGTCCGCCGGCGGCAAGCGCGTCCTAGCGGCCATCGATGCCGGCGACGCCGTCCACACCTCGACCGGCCTATTGGCCATCATGGACGCCGCCAACGGCGACGTTCCCTACAAGTTCACCGCTCGCGACATCGAGTTCGACCACGACGCCATCCTTCTGGACGAAGACGGCGCCGCCACCCCCGAACAGGGCGTCGGCATGATGGTCAACTCGGCGGGCCAAGAGATCCAGGTCGTCAACTCGGTCATCGAAGATGATGCCGATCGCGAACTCGGATGGGCCTTCGACCAGGCTCTACGTGCCGTCGAGAAGCGTCAACGAGCGTCGCTCTTCGACAAATTCAAGTCCGTGATCGAGGCCACTTTCGGCACCGAGCGGGAACCCTCCAACAATCAGAAGGACGACGAGATGGACAAGGTCCAATTCGACGAGCTTTCCGCGAAGGTGAACGCCATCACGGATGCTCTCAAGCCCGAGGCCCTGGATGCCCGCCTCGGCACGATCATCGACGCCAAGATCAAGCCGATCACGGATCAGATGATCGCCAACGCCGCAGACCAGAAGGCCAAAGACGAAGCCGAGCACACCGATCTGGTGGGTAAGGTAGTCAAGGCCAACCTGCTGGACGAAGAGACGGCGAAAGAGCTGACGCTCAACGCCCTGCGCAAGCTGGCCCCCAAGGCCGAGCCCGGCAAGGCTGCCCCGATCGCCAACAGCGGTTTCCGCCCGTCTGGCGACACCAAGCCCAGCTTCAAGCTGCCGGCCGCCGACAAGAAGGAGGGCTGATCCATGCCCCGCTTCAACAAGATCTATGCGGGTCCGGTGACGCAGGTCACCCCGCAGGTTCGTGAGGCTCCGGCCGCCACGGCCATCACGCCAGGCCAGCTGATCGTCCTGTCGTCCGGCGAGTTCACGCCCGCCGGCGCCACGACCGTCGGGAAGGTCTGGATCGCCCAGGACAACTACCTGGCCCAGAAGGGCGTCGACGATGCCTATGCGGCGGATGACGTCTGCATCGGCATGGAACTGCTGGATGAGCAGTTCTTCAACGCCCGCGTCGCTACCGGCGTCAACATCGCGGCGGTCGGCACTCCGCTGACCCCCGCCGCCAGCGGCACGCTTGCCATCGCCTCCACCAGTGACCTCGTCGTCGCCTACTCGGAGGAGATCTACAACAACACGTCCGGCTCGACCCAGCTGGTCCGCGTTCGCGCGGCCACGAACGGTCACCTGACGGCTGCGGCCTAAGGAGGGCTGACGATGCGCTACTTCGACGAACAGCTCGTCGCCAACTCCCGTCCTCACCAGCAATGGTGGGGCGAGGTCAGCATGGCCCGCGAGCACTTCCACCGCACCGAGGACGCCCACGCCGAACTCTACGGCAACGTCTCCGGCACGGCCCTGAATGCCTCCATCCTGCCGCGCGACGCCTGGCTCGAAATGGACACCATCACCCGCCGTGTCATGCGCGACGACGGCGGCGAGGTGTTCATGGCCGACCTGATGCCGCTGGCCAAGGCGGTGAACATCGGCAAGCTGGTTCACATGACCCGCGTGGCCTCGGACTCCAACAACCCGGTCATCCGGTCGCTGTCGGGTCAGGTGCCGGTGCCGATGGACAAGGTCGTCTACGACTACCGCGGCGTCCCCGTTCCGATCTTCGCCGACGCCTATGGGCGCGAATGGCGCGAATGGAACACCCTGCAGTCGGAGAACTTCGACGCACTTGCCGACGATCAGGAAGCCTCGCTGGACAAGCTCCGTCGCAACATGGCCGACTACGTCCTCGACGGTGACGCCAACATCACCTTCCAGGGCTACGGCGCCCGGGGCATCCGCACCTCCACCTACTCCAAGGTCATCAACCTGGGCTCGGCCGGCGGCGGCGCCAACATCGACCTGACCTCGCCGTCCACCACCACGGACGCGATCATCTCGTTCTTCAACAACACGTTCGGCGCCATGCTGGACGCGAACCTGATCAGCGAGCGGGTCAACGTCTACGTCTCGCCGGAGATCGCCCGCAACCTCGACCGGGACCTGTCCACGTCGAGCGGCTTCAAGGGCGGCTCTCTGTGGGAGCACCTGGAGAAGAACCGCCGCATCAACAAGATCGCGGTGACCTTCAAGCTGACGGGAAACGCCTTCTTCGGCTTCGTGCCCCGTGCGCAGGCGATCTGGGCATGGCCGTCAACACCACGGCGATGGCCCGTCCGAATCCGACCGATAACTACCAATTCCTCAATATGGGGGCGATGGGTCTGGAAATCGGCGCGGACTACAACGGCAAGGCCGGCGTCTTCTACACGACCGACCTCGACTAACCCGGCTGGGCCTCGGCTTCGGTCGGGGCCCTTCCTATCAAACGGAAGGAGCGCACCATGCGCGTCAAAATCACCAAGCCCGGGATCTACACCTCCGAGGGCAAGGAAATCGAGGTCGGCACCGAACTCGACGTCAAGAACGAGCCGACCGTCTGGGCCGGCCGCTACGAAGTCCTGTCGGGCGACGGCAAGGGCAAGACCGCCGTCACCAACCCCAAGGACGGGGCCCTACCCGGCGACGAAGCGCCGGCCGGCCCCTTCACCGTCACCGACGGCGGAAACGGCTGGTGGAGCATTCTCGACGCCAAGGGCGAGAAGGTCGGCAAGGGCCTGCGTGAAGACGACGCCAAGGCGTTCTCCGAACTGAGCCCCTCGGATCAGGCGGAGTTTGCGGCGGAACACGCCAAGAGTTAGGCCAGTCGTTTCCAGCGGCGGCGGGCGACAATGTCTCTCGCCGTCTGTCTGGAGACGCCAAACGCCTCGCCTAACTCTACCGCTGAATATCGGGAGCCTAAACGACGCATCAGGCGAACGTCTGCCTCAGTTAGTTTCGCGTTGGGAGCAGCCTCGCCCCAAACGATCGTTCCATGGACCTCCTGATCGCCAACGTTTTCGAGCGGCGTCGCCCATCGCAGATGCAGGGGATTGACGCAGGCTTCATGCCCTTTGCCGCAGGAATGAGCTGCTTCGTGGTCGAGGGATGGGGGCGGCCCGTTCGCCAAGATACACATCGCGCGACTGGCAGTCGTTGACCTGATGCAGCCATATCCGTTGTTCAGCCGAGCGAACGGCCAGATCAAGCAATCACCGCCTTGGTGCGCGACGTGCTCTTCAAGCCAGTCGCGTGCGGGAGACGGCACGGTTTCAACAACTGCTGCGTCGCCATGCCGGAGCAAGCGCTTGTGATGCTTCTCGCAAAGGCCTTTGGCGCTTCGCACGGCATCGCATCCCTCGACCGAGCACGTCTCGGCCATGAGGTGGCGCATCTCGCCTCCGCCAGTCGGGTCTCCATACTTTCGACGGCGGAGGTAGTGGGGATTGCATAGCCCACCGGCCAGATGCGGCTTGCCGCAATCGGGGACTGAACATAGACGGACGATAGCCATTTCGACCTCTCAACAGGTTGGCTTGGTTAGGACCCGTCGAGAGGTAGGATGCTCGGCGGGTCCGGCATTTTACCCCATCTGACGGGGTTATCCAATGAGCGCACGCGGTTCGGATGAAGGGCTGGCAGCATGGATGGATGCTCGCGGCTACAGCACGTCGCTTGGCGACCTCACACCGGCTCAACTTCGCCAGCGCGCAACCGACTACATTGATGGGCTGTACGGCACGAGGATCGTTGGCGATCAAACGTCTGAGCCTCTTCGCACGGCGCTAGAGTACGCCACCTACGCTGCCGCTCTGCACGAGAGCGCCAATCCTGGCAGCCTCGCCGTTGGCGTCACCGCCGCCGGCGCCCTGAAGCGCAAGAAGATCGACACCATCGAGAAGGAATACTTCGAGGGCAGCGGCAACGCCGTCACCGACAACACCCTGCGGCTGAGCGCCGTCGAAGGCCTGCTCGCCCCGTTCCTCATTCCCGATAACTCGGCCCCATACCTCGGCCTATGGGCGGTTGGCTGAGATGCTGACCTGTGCGACTGTCCCGGCCGTGGCGAAAGAACCTGAACAAGAGCGCGAGACCGCGCACCGGATGCCCGGCCGCATGGCGACCGCGACCATCATCGAGGTCGTGACCACGGCCGACCTGATGCAGCAGGCGATCTACGAGGGCCATCCGCAGGAGCGGGTTGAGCATCTTCGCGAGGTCGCTCGCTCGCAGTTCGAAGCCTATCTCGATCTCATGGCCGAAGCGGCCGTGCGCGTCCGAGCGCTTAACCCCTAACCATCATGGCCAGGCACCCGGCTCAACAGCGGCTCTTCCGAGAGCTGGCGGCGAAGTATGGCCTGGAGGTCGCCCAGGCCTTCATGGCGGCGGTGAAAGACCTGACCCGCGAGGTGGATTTCCAGAAGCTGCTGCTGGCCCTGGAGCGCCGCGATCTCGACGCCGCTATGCAGGCCCTGCACATCGACCGCGCCGCGTTCCAGCCCCTGGAAGCCAAGCTGGTCGAGGCCTTCACCGCTGGGGGCCAAGGCGCTGTCGCATCCATGCCGGCGGCCGTGTCGATCGGCTTCCGCTTCGACCCCGGCAACCAGCGCGCCGCCGCGATCATCCGCGAGATGGCTGGCACCCTTATTACGCGCCTGACGCAGGGCGAGATCGACCAGGCCCGTGCATTCCTCGCCGACGGCATGGCGCGCGGCGCCGGTCCCCGGTCTGTGGCGCTGGATTTGGTCGGGCGGATTTCGAGAGCGACGGGTGAGCGCACTGGAGGCCTGATCGGTCTGTCCGGCCCCTATCGTGACTACGTCGCCACCGCCCGGGCCGAACTGGCGTCGGGTGATCCCGCGCTGATGAGAAACTACCTTACGCGCAGCCGTCGTGACCGCACTTATGACGCTCGTGTTCGAGCGGCGATAATATCCCGCAAGCCCGTCCCCGCTGAGACCGCCCTCACCATGACGACGCGCTATGCGGCGCGCCTGACCCAGCTTCGGGGCGAGGTTATCGCCAGGACGGAAGGCATCCCCGCCATTCGGGCCGCCAAGCACGAGGCGTATCAGCAGTTGGTCGATGACGGCCGGATTGATGCCATGGACATCGTGCGCGGCTGGTCCACGAGCCAGGACGGGCGTCAGCGCGACACCCACGACGCAATGAACGGGCAAGAGGTGCGCGGGCTGGACATGCCGTTCACCAGCCCGAGCGGCGCGCAGTTCCGTTGGCCTGGAGATACTTCGTTCGGAGCGCCGGCCGCCGAAGTGATCGCGTGCCGGTGCGATGAATATCTGACCATCAGGAAGTGGCCCCTATGAGCATCCTCGACGGTGTTGCTGCTGAAGCGCTGGAAGACTTCGGCGACGACTTCGAAGACGGCATGCTGACGATTCCGGGCGGTCGGGTCTCCGACAATCAAGGGGGCTGGATCAACACGAACACGGCCTATCACCCCTGCAAGGTGCTGCTGACCGACTACAGCGACTATCGCCGGCAAGCCCTCGGCATCCCCGCCACTGACCGCCAGGTGCTGGTCCTGGGCGCATCCCTGCCCTCGGGCATCATCCCAGCCGCTGGGCACAAGATCACGGCACCTGACCCAGCCAAGGGCCTGCTGTCGACGACCTTCAATGTGATCGCCAAGACTGGCGACCCGGCGGCGGCCCTCTACAAGCTCCAGGCGCGCTAAGCGTCCTCAGCTCGCACGGGCGCGGCGGGCGTGCCCTTCGGAAGCGCGCCGATCACCGCCGCCACATCGGGCCAGTCAAACTGCTCCGCATCGGCAGCACTGGACGACCAGGCTCTCGCCTCCGTCAGATATTGGCGCGGCTCGGTCGTGGTCACGACGATCAGTTTCGATGGCTGGGTCATCAGCCTTCATAGGAGGCCGCCATGGCGAAAGTCACGCTCGACCTCGGCGCCATCGACGCCATGTCGGATCGCGCCGCTGAAGGCGGACTGAGACAGGCCCTCGGCGAATACGAGCGCATCCTTAAGACCGATGTGCTGAACCGCGCCGGGACCGGGAAGCAATACGGCAAGCACCAGGCCTCAGCGCCCGGCGAGCCCCCTGCCCGCGACCTCGGCAACCTGGTCGCCAACACCAACGCCGACCCGAATATCCGCGAGGATGGCAACGATGTCGTCGGCCAGGTCGTCGCCAACTCTGAATACGCCCGCCCGCTGCACGAAGGCACCGAGCGTATCGCGGCCCGCCCCTTCATGGATCTGCCCGCCAAAGAGAACCAGCGCGAGCTGACCGAGGCCTTCATCGCCGGAGCGAAATCCTAGCGCTGTTCGCAGGCGGCTCCGCCAAGGCGCTCAGGGCTACTGAAACGTAGTCCATCCAGACCTTGGGCGCTGGCTTCCCTTCACGGACAGCCTGCCGCTCCTGCGCGGTCCTGGGCTCACGTCGCGCATCTGGGTTGAGGCCGTCTTTGACAGCCAAGTTCCGGGCATATTGCTCAACAGCCTTCATGCTTCCCTCCAAGTCAGCACTGCCGCGACGCTTACCTTGAGTTGCGTGAGGAAATCATGAACTCCACCAAGGCCATCTTTCAGCGGCTCGTCGGCACCGGCGGCGTGATCCACGACGTGGCGGAGGTCGACGGCACGCCCGCCATCTTCAGCGACCGCGCGCCCGACGACTTCATCTTCGGAGAGAAGGCCGCCGTGGTGATTGCCGCGCCATCTGCCGACCGGGACGCCAGCACCTTCACCGAGACGATCCGCGAGATCACTCAGGACGTTCGCATCTACGCCAAGGACACTGGCTCAACCGCTGAGATCGACGCACTGGGCCGCCTGATCCGAGACCTTTTCCACCTCCAGCCGTCTGACCTCACTGTCGACGGCGGGAAATGCACCATCGCGACCGCTACGGGGCCGGTCGCGGCGCCAACGACCGATCCATCCCTGGTTGGTCGGCGCGTCACGCTCCGCCTCGAACTCCAAAAGGACAACTGACCATGGCCACTCTGGTTCAAGGGTTCATCAAGCTGCTTGTCGGCAGCGGTACGACCACGATCACTTACAAGAACGTCCCCGGCGTCACGAACCTGAACGGCGGCGGCGCGTCGGAAAACCGGATCGACGCGACCGACTTCGACACCGCGCCCGGCACCCGCGAGTACATCAACGGCCCGCGCGAGCCGTCGCCGTTCACGGCTGACCTGCACTATCAGCAAGGCGATACCGAGCAGGAAGCCCTGTTCGCGGCCCACGCCAACAATGCCGAACTGCCCTTCAAGGTCGCCTTCGGCACCGGTGCCGAAGCCAAGCAGATCACCTTCAAGGCGGTTCCCAACCTGACCCTGAGCGCCCAGGTCGATGGCAAGACCATGTACTCGCTGTCGTTGTCGCCGGTCGCCATGCCGGCGCGCGAGACCTTGGCCGCATGACCGAGGTTTCCGACGACCGCCTCGGGATCGTTCGCCTGCACCTGCCAGATGGTAGGTCCATCCCACTCCAGCTCACTTACGCCGCTCTTGACGCCCACGGCTATGAGTGGGTGATGGATCGCTTCAAGGATCTCCAGAAGGGCCGCTCCGGTTCTAGCAAAGCAGCAGGCGATCTGATCGAACTGCTGAGCAACGGCGCGGTCTCTTCGTCCGAGGTGCTTTCCGCTCCTGCTGCTTCCTATCCGCTCAACGCCACGCTTAAGGCGCTGTGGAGAGCTTGGGAAATCGGACAATATGGTCCTGATGGGAGGTCCGCCGAAGAAGGCCCGGCAAACCCTCGGAAGAGCCGTCGTCCGACCCTGTGGGCGAGGCTCTTTCCGTAGCTCGAGACTGCAATATTTCGGAATGCGAGTTCTGGAAGCTAACGCCATACGACCTGATTTCACGGGTCAAATCTCACCGCAGGAATGCTGCGATTGGCTACCTCTACACCGGGTGGTTTGCCGAGCGCTTCGCCCGTGAAGAGAGGCTTCAGGGACCACAGACTTACATCGACCAATTCTTCCGGGAACAGTCGCCGGCCGAAGTCGATGCGCCAGATCCGGTCATGTTCCACCGTATGGCGCAGGATTGGGGCTTGGAGATCGAGCCCTATTCCGAATAGCCTCCCCCTAACTATGGAGGGGTGAATGGGCTGGAAGATCGGGACTATCGCAGCATTAGCTTTGGCAACGTGGGCGGGATCGGCGGGGGCGCAGGAGCTTTGGCGAGGCGCTAGGGGCGGCATGACCGTTGATGAGGTCATTAAAACGATCCCAGGTGCTGCACTGTCTGATGACCGGACGATCTCTGAAGGGCGAGTTCGCGGAGCGATTGTCGAAGGCATTACCTTACAGAGCAAGTCTTGGAGCGCAGGCTTCTATTTCAGGGATGGCCGCCTCGACATCGTCATCCTCGAACCGGACAGCACTGTCAGCAAATATGCTTTCCGGCCGATGTTCCGGCCGGTCGCTAACGACCTGAGAGAAGTCTACGGCGAGCCCTTCTCATGCGATGCATCGCAGTTCGGCGAGCATTGCGAATGGCGCTGGCCAGACCGATCCATAATGCTTAGCTACTCTGACATTTACGGCGATATGAGTCTGGAAATCTATTACGAGCGGCGATCTTCATCGCCGCAGCTCTGAGCGCCGAGACTATTGTCAACACGCCGCTCGATCCCTTTGGCGCGTGAAGGGTGCTCCAGGCTACTACCGCCGCTCTGGCGGGGTTCGGGAGGAGGTTCGCTAAGGCGGATGCGCTCTTAGTCGGTCAAGCCCGCCCAGACAGCCGGCGGCTCAGTGTTCGACGGGAACGCGGCGCACGGTGAAGCCGGGAACGAGCCCGTCTTCCAGGTCCTTTTCGGTGATTTTCCCCGAAGCAAGGTCGCGATCCAAGAGTGCCTGGGTAAGTCGCGCGAACTCTCCAGGTGCCAATCTCTCCGCCATTTCAAACAGCTTCTCGAACTCTAGGTCCACTGGCTCTGGGAACTTCTCAGTTAGCGCCGCCACGATCTCAGCGTTCATTGATCGCCCGTTTACCTCAGCCGCAGTCTTGATCCGCTCACGCATCCCCTCAGGCAAACGGAGTGGAAACTGATCTGAGGCACGACCGGTTTTGATATCTGACATGGCGACTCCCCAATGATGAAAATCACTGTGATTTTTTCGGTTGACGGTCAATAAAATCACCGTCATATAAATGACCGTGATTTACATCGAGGACCGCATGACGAAAGACCCCCAACCACCTGTTACCAGCGTCCGGCTCCCTGCTGAACTGCGCAAGGAGCTGAGAGTAAGAGCTGCTGAAAACGATCGAACCCTGACGAGCGAAATTGTTCGCCGACTTGAAGAGTCAGTGGGGAAATCGGCCGCTGGTGGGGACCGGGCGTAGGAAACCGCCCCACCAGCTAAACCGAACACCGCTCCTGCAAGAGCGGCCTTCAAACACCCGATAGAAGGAAGCTATCGAATGAACGCGAATGATAACTCATTCCCCGTGGTTGTCACAGGGACCATCGGCGAGGCTACGGTTCAAACCGTCAAGGCTCGCGACCTCCACGCCTTTCTGACGATTGGGAAGGACTTCTCGACTTGGATCAAAGATCGCATCGGTCAATACGACTTCGTCGACGGCGTGGACTATGTGACCTATCAAGATTTGCGGTCCCCAAAATCGGGGAGCACAAAATCTAGGCCTGTCGTTGCCACTGAGTACGCCGTCACCATCGACATGGCCAAAGAGCTGGCAATGGTCGAGCGCAACGACCAGGGCAAACGCGCCCGCCAGTATTTCATCGAGTGCGAGCGCAAGGCGAAGCAGGTCGATCCTGTCGTCGCCTTGAACGACCCGACTGCCCTTCGCGGCCTACTGCTGCAAAACGTCGAGAAGGTGATCGCACTGGAAGCCAGGGTCGAGGCCGACAAGCCGAAAACCGGATTCTACGATCAGTTCGTCAACGCGGATGGTCTTTACGGCCTGCAGAATGCTGGGCGTGCCTTGGGTTGCCATCCCAACAAGTTCGTTTCTTGGCTGAAGCAGGACTACGTTTTCCACCAAGGAACGGCTGTAGTCCCCCGCGTCCGCTTTATCCAAATGGGAGTCTTCGAGGTCAAATCGACCATTGTGGACGACAAGGCGCGGCCAAAGACCTTCATCACCGCAAAAGGCCTGACCTACTTCGCCTCGCGAGTGCCGGACCGCATCAAGTTTGCCTCCGGTGAAGGGGAGGCAGCGTAATGGACCGCTCCAACCTCGCGCGTCGCAACCCAACTTGGGTGCCCGCTCCCTACCCGCTTGGCGATCTCGCCCGCTTCTTCAACGGTCGCGGCGCCGCTCCGGTCATCGCCCGCCCTGCCCCGGTTCGTCCGGCCCCTTCTCGGGAGTTGGTCGAATGCTGAGCCGTCGTCATCTGTTCGGAGCTTCGGCTGCTGCCGTCGCTGTTGTCGCCCTGCCCGTCGCCGTCGAGGCTGCTGCACATCCCGACGCCAAACTGATCGACCTCGGAAGACAGTGGGCAGCCGCTATGACCATCAAGAACGCGGCTTCGGGTTTCGGTCCTGATCTTGCGGCTGCTTACAGCCGAGTGGGAGAGATCGAGGAACAAATAGTCGCCACGCCGTGCTCCACGATGGAGGGATTGAAGGTCAAGGCCCGCGTCGCCAAGGAAGTGCTCTATCCGACCACTTCGGTAGATAACGACTGGCGCGATACTGTCGGGTTGTCGGTTGTGGATGCAATCCTGAACGGAGGGCTGAACTGATGGTCGCCCCTACCAAGTGTCAATCGGCGTCTAAAAGGGACCCCCTATCGGCGTGCAATAGGGACCCCCTTTTGGGGTTCGTGATGGACGTCACGAGCGCACCGCTTGCGAGGGTTGGGGCGTAGGGAGGGCGTAGCCCGACCGGAGGCTCAACCCTCGCTTGGCGTTCTTTTGGTGGGGTCAGCTGCGGTGCTTGAAGCGCCAGCTGTCGTTGCCGGTCTCGACGATGTCGCAGTGGTGGGTGATGCGGTCGAGCAGGGCCGTCGTCATCTTGGGATCGCCGAACACGGTCGGCCATTCGCCGAAGGCGAGGTTGGTCGTGACGATCACCGAGGTCCGTTCGTAGAGCTTGCTGATCAGGTGGAACAGCAACTGGCCGCCGGAGCGTGCGAACGGCAGGTAGCCGAGCTCGTCGAGGACCACGACGTCGAGGCGGCAGAGGTGAGCAGCCAGCGCACCGGCCTTGCCCAGGCGGGTCTCCTCCTCGAGGCGGTTCACCAGGTCGACGGTGTTGAAGTAGCGGCCACGCGCCCCGGCGCGCACGACGTTGGTGATGATGGCGGTGGCCAGGTGGGTCTTGCCCGTGCCTGTCCCGCCGACCAGCACGATGTTGCGCCGGTTCGCCAGGAAGGCGCCGCTGTGCAGCGAGCGCACCAGCCCCTCGTTGATCGGCGTGTCGTCGAACACGAAGGCGTCCAGGTCCTTCACGGCCGGCAGCTTGGCTGCCGCCATCCGGTACCGGATGGAAGCCGCATGCCGGTGGGTCGTCTCGGCGCGGAGCAGGTCGGCGAGGATCTCCATGGTCGTGCGCTTGCGCTGCAGGCCGGTGGTGACCGCCTCGTCGAAGGCGCCGGCCATGCCCTTGAGGCCCAGGCCGGTCAGGGCCGCCATCATCTCATGCCGCTGCATGCAGGCCTCGCAGACTGTCGTAGCGGTCGCAGTCCGCCTGAGGCGGATGCCGCAGGGCAAGGTCATCCGACGTGACGATGCTCAGCGGCCGGGGCGGTTCGCGTCGGCGCGCCAGGATGTTGAGGATGACGTCGTCGCTCACGGTCCCGGCAGCGAGCGCCTCGCGCGCGGCGGCCTCGACCGGCTCCAGGCCGTCTTCCAGCACAGCCGCCAGAACCCGCACGAACCGGCGATCGGCTTCGTCACCCGCACCCAGCTTGCGCCTCAGGCGCGCCAGGGCGGGCGGTAGCTCCCAGTCCTGGAACGGCGCGCCATTGCGCAGGGCGCCGGGCTTGGTCGCCAGCACCGGCAGGTAATGCCATGGGTCATACAGGGTGCGGTCTCGACCGAAGAACCGGCGATGGTCGGCGACGACCTCACCCTCGCAACGCACGACGATCCGGTCGGCATA